TGACACCCCCGCTGTTGGTGGCTATCAACAGATGTTTAGGGTCAATCCTGTCAATGCTGGTGCATACAGATTAACCACTCTCCCAGGTCGCTCCGGCCCAGCTGCTGATGTCACTGGTGGTCGTGGAGCTGTTATAGGTGATCTCACACATAACAAGCCTGATACGACTGCGTTCCTCCCTTCTCGACGCCCCACAATGGCTGGTCGTGCTCAAGGTATGTCCGGTGTTGTACCCCGTAACGAACATGAGAAGACTAAGCGTACCACGAACCGTTCAGAGACTGGTCTCCGCACAGATGGTCTCGGTTTCAATGGGGCCAAGCGTTTCATTTCTGCCCAAACGGTATCCCAGGACCCAACCCGTTTCAAGAGTGATCGCAATGATCAGCAGTACAACTACCAGAACCAAGCGCAACCAGGTATCACCAACTTCCGTGGTGCGTACACGAGTAGTGCTGCTGCTCAGGTAACCGCAAAGACCAACGAAGAGCTCATGAAGTATGGTTTCCGCCCAGATGATCGTCGTGGTAAGCCTAACCGTATGGGTAACGCTGGTCGTATGAATGTTCGTGAGAGTGCCCTCAAACAAGGTGGTGCCCTTACTACGGTTCGTTCGGATACGACCCGTGTTGATGGTCGCATGAACGCTGCTAATGGTGGTTGGACCCAGCAGTACCAGCAGAAATCATTCCATAAGTTCAATGCGTACAAGGGTAACGCCAATCCCAACACTTGCCATCTTGACATTGCTAAGCGTCAGCTCCAGAACAACCCCCTAGCAAATGGCCTCTATCAGTAAGAATTTTAGAGAGTAGACAAAAACAGTCATTAAAATAGTATCACTCTATTTTAATGAAGGTGTATAACCTCAATATAGATAGTAGTCAACGTGGAATCAATGTGATTGCTTCAAACTCCTATTATGATACAGAAGGTACATATGTCATTGATGAATATTCTAATACATACTCGAGTCCGAATGCGTATAGCATCACCCTAGAAAATCCAATTTACGATGTTTCAGAAATTAAACTCGTTTCTGCTCGTATCCCAACCCCCCAATTGACAGTGTGTACCAGCAATAATACCTTCAGTATTGACGGTCAAACGATTTCCCTAGAAAATGCAGACTATCCCACGGGAGATGACCTCGCAACGCACTTACAGAATCAACTTGGCCCACCAGTGTCTAACGTGAACAGTGTTTCATTCGACGTAGACACAAAACGATTTACATTCTCAAATACTACTATCGGAGATCACAATTTTACTTTTGAATTTAATACAGGTGTGAATGGATATATAAACAATTCTTCTACGGTCACGACACCTCATCAGATTATTGGTTTCGGTTCAAATGATTATTCATCTACGACTAGGGTTCTAACATCGGGGGCGATAAATCTCATCGGTCCCAACTCGTTACTTATTCGATTGAGTTCGGGTTCAGATGAGTTCAATCAACATGTATACACATCAACACCATTCTATACTGGACATATACTTCTAGATGGTTCAGACTTTATAAATTTCAGTGGTATGGATGATCATTTAATTCATCATTTTCACTCTGGTCCCCAAAAGATAATCAAGGAAATCAATGTAGAATTCTTTTATATGAGCCATGGTCGTCTAATTCCATACGATTTCATGGAACAAGATCACTTACTGAAATTTGAAATGACATGTTCTACAGATAAACTAGAGGGACTTCCAAAAATTGCACTCGAAGAAGAAGAAGAATCTATAAGCATTCCCAAAGTAGTGGAGAATGTTTATAGATGGAAAAAGGAATACACCTACATTGCTTTGATAGCTTTAATTGGCCTTCTTCTATTGATCTTTATGAAACGAAAGCCCCCTCCCCCTCCTAGGTACCCTAGAAAACTTAGCGAGTGATCGCATAGACGGGCTGAGCGGGTTTCTTGACATTCTTGTTAATACGGGAGATGACCATGAAGACGATAATAGACAACAGGGAGGTGAGTACAGCGGTGAGCGCATACTGGGTACCCCCGTTCTTAGGGACCTTCACAATCTGGGTGATGGACCAACGGATGAAATCCATCCAAGACATTGCGGCAGCGAAGGAGAAACCACCAACGATGGAGTTGAGGGTCTGAGTCTGGAGCTCTTGGGTGACGATATCAACGGTCCGGAGGGCGCTGGTAACAGATGACATTATATACAATACCCTGGGAAAATTATTCGGGTAAGAGTTCCTCCTTCTCGACCACTTTTTTAAATTTTTTCTTTTTTATAGATTTGGTTTTTGAAAAAAGATCTTCATCATCAGATGAATCGTCACTAGAACTTAACCCAGATTCATATATTTTGAATTTAGTGTTTGAGAAGGACCAACCCTCCGGCTCAGAGGTGTTCATTACTATTGATAGCATTTTTTAACATCTGTTCTGTCGGATTTTGAGGCACCCAACTTTCCCATCGATCATATGCTTGATTCAAGAGAATGAATTTTTCTTCATGTCCTGAATATCTCACAAACTCTGGACAGTCTTCTGGTTCGACCTCTTCCTCATCTGAGAGTTCTTCATCGTAAATTTCTGGCATGAGAGAACCGATCGTCTGACCAACTGTATACATCGCACAATACTTCATCGCATATTCCATATCTTCTGGGAGTAAAACATCCCTCCCACAAGCTTTGGAATATTCAGCTGCGAGTAAAGCACTTTTTTCCATCACGGGTAACATGATGTTAGTCATAGTTTGAATATACTGTTCCATCATTCCGTTACCAGTATCACCGAAGCCGGATTGCATGTTCATGTTTACTGTTTAGAATCAAAAAGAGTTTGACCAGTTCCCTCACGTACACGAAGAACGTTGTAGCTCAGTGCGTACACTCGAATTTGTCTACTAAAATCTGGACAAGATGTTAGACTTAGGTTAATATTTTGATCTTTTATGAGACTGAAATTGATTTGTCCTGTGGGATACCACTCTTCAGGTTGAAGTGCAAAACTATACGAATAGAATCGCCTGATGAGTTGGGTCTTGGAGTGATGAATCGCCCCCTGTACAGCCTTTAGGAAGATTACATTCCCGGTGTCTTCGGTGATTATATCCTGACCATCGAGACTGAGTGTCAAGTAGTCAAGATTTTCATATAGAATAAACTTTCCATCTTGAACATTTGAGGTGTTGTCATAATCGAATGTGGTTACGAAGTTACCCTGAAGCGTTTTGTCCACAGCATTCACATTACTCCCCTGTCGCTGAATGACAAAGTATAATTCTTTGACTGGATTCGCAAAATCTAATTTAAATTTTCCTTCGTTGATACCAACATCAACTTCAAAAACATCGTGTTGGAGTTGTGTCATTAGAAAGTCGATGGGTGTATTTTCAATCTTGATACGTTCGGTACAATCCAAGAATACAACTTCGGTGCAAAGTTGAAAGTTTTTTAATTTAAGGGTTTCCTCTAAAATAATATACGACCCATCACCTTTGATTACCAAGTCTTGTGCGTCTCTCAATTTGAACTCGACTTCCACTTCTTGTTTATTGATGGCACATAGAGGTACCGCAAGTTCTGGATGTTTATAGAAATAAAAAGGAAGATCAACAAAGAAACTTTCGTCTGAGTTTAAACCGAGTGTATTATGAATGACGATACCAGAGTTACCTCCACCACTCTCGATAACTTCACCGACACGTTTATCTGATGTTCTGAGTGGATACTTACCAATAAGTTGTTCGAGAGCTTTCTGTTTCGTTTGTGTAACATTATGCTCTGAATAAATCTGGAGATAGTCACTCGTGAGTCTTTGGACCACTTTACCACCAATGATGAGATCTACATGTTCTATAATTGCGTGGGCAACAGACTCTATGTACATTGTGGCAGCAGTTTCGACAATCTCTGGAAGTGTCATTTTCACACTGAGTGTCTTGAGAAGATCACCTTGATTTTGGGGAATCTTGAATCGTATAGTCTTTCCGAAATCAGCTTCATTATTTTCAGGATCTATATCCACAAACTCGGTGGAAAAGTTTGAATGTTTTTTTAAAGTTTCCACAAAATAACTGTAGTCTGGATCTACTGTAAAGAACCTCTCTTGAGGTCCAGAAGCTGAGAGTTGTACTTGTCCAGCCATTACTACTATATCCATCTAAAATTTTAATCCAGCTAAACCACTTTCGATACGTAACACGTTATAATTCACGGCATACACCCGTGTATCATTTTCATATGCAGCATCGATTGGTGTAATCTCGATTGTAAAAAGTTTATGAGATATGCGACTCATATTGACCTGACCGGTTGGGTAATACATCTCTGGTTTTAGGGAGAATGAGTACATACCGAACTTTGAGGGACCCAAACGCCGGACTGAACCATTAATCTTCTCAGGTGTGAAATCGAGTGCTGATGGAGAATTTACATGGTGTTTGAGTGCTTGTTCATAGGTGAGGAATAGACTATCACGGTTGAATACAACTTCATTGTTGAAACGGAGTTCGGTACGCACGATTTCATTATAATAATTTGGTATGTTGTTCAAAGATGCCAATTTTGAATGGGACACAAAGAAAAGTTCTTTGACTGGGTGTTGAAAGTTGAGCATCACAGACTTTTTGTTTTCACCAGGTTTCATTATGAACTTTGCCATCTGCACCTGTGTGATGACATAATCGAGAGGTCTGGACATGAGGTACCCCCTCTCTTCTGGGGTGACATATACAAACTCGGTGTCCAATGAAAACTTTACAATCGAAGCTGTCACATCAGAGATACCTTCTGGGTCAGGATTAGAGGAGGCACTGATATTCCTTACAAGCTGACTGAGAGGTTTCGTCTTAATTCTCACCTCAACATGTTGTTTTGCAAGTGCACAGGTGGGTATAGCGAGTGATGGATTCCTATAGAAATAGAATGGGAGATCTAGAAAGTATGTATATTCACCTGCATAGCTCAAATAATTCCCATGACCCGTCAAGAAATACAACGTCTGTTCAATGTCATCGTTAGTATTGTTGAGTTGTTGGTGCATGTAAATATACTCGCCTGTGATTCTCTCAATGGGCTGCCCACCGATGAGAAGCTCGGCATACTCTATGAGGTTTGTAATCACAGATGGTGACCAAACCATATCATTTTCACCATCGTCGTTTGGTTGTGGGTCAGTTAGGGTCACTTTGAGGGTCATATTTCTGACCAGGTCACCCTTATCACCAGGGATTCTACACTCAAGTATTTCTCCAAAGTCGATATTCCCATCGAATTGACTTTCCACGGAGTCAAACGAAAACTTTGTATGTTTCTTATAATTCATCAGGAAGTATGAAAATTGTGGCTCACCTGTGATCCATTCATCTTGGACACCAGTGGCGGCAAGTCTCAGACGACCAGCCATTCCTACTCTATATGAGTAAAATTATGCTAAATAAAACGAGACACTATAATAGAATGAATCTTCAGTTGAAGAAGTTCAAACCTGAAGGTATTGCGGATGATAAGGTCATCGTATTTATCGGTAAGCGTAATACAGGTAAATCGACCTTGGTGAAAGATATCATGTATCACAAGAAACATCTTCCAGCTGGTATAGTTCTTTCAGGAACAGAAGAAGGGAATCATTTCTATTCAGAGTTCATCCCCGATTTATTCGTGTACGGTGATTACGACAAAGATGCTATTGAGAGAGTCATGGCGAGACAGCGTAAGTTGGTGGGTGCTGGTAAAACAAATTGTGGCGCTTTTATGCTTTTAGATGATTGTATGTATGACAATAAGTTTCTCAAAGATCCGTGTATTCGACAATGTTTTATGAATGGTAGGCACTGGAAGATTTTCTTCATGTTGACGATGCAGTATTGTATGGATTTACCCCCAGCACTTCGAGCCAATGTTGATTATGTCTTCCTCCTCAGAGAGAATATCCTCCAGAATAGAGAAAAGTTATATAAATCATTCTTTGGAATTTTCCCAAGTTTCGATATGTTCAACAAGGTGATGGATGCTTGCACTGAAAACTACGAGTGTCTCGTGTTGGATAATACGGTAAAGTCCAACAAGATACAGGATTGTGTATTTTGGTACAAAGCAACGGTCAGGAAAAACTTCAGGGTAGGTGGTCCAGATCTCTGGAAACTTCACAACAAGATGTACAACCCCAAGCACATGGATCAGAAGGAACAGGATCCCAAGAAGGCGTCGAAAAAAACAGCCCTCACAATCACCAAGAGGAAATAATTGCGTCCAAGAGTGTTATCAAAAACATATGAGTATATTAAATGGCCACTGATCATCAAGTACATACCATGAACCTCTCTGATGATGGTGACGGAATGGTACCTCTTTACGATAATCCTTCTACGTCTTTTACACCCGAAAAAAATGTGGGACAGAGTAAAGAGACGATGGATTCTACTCCCATTAACGATATTATGATGGAGCCTCCCATGATGAACGAAGAGCCCAGGATGCAGGGTGTGATGCCCCAAATGACCGCCCCCCAACCCCAGGGTGCTTATCCCACCTCTCAGGCGCCTTCCCAACCTGAGAAGAAGAACCCCCTCAACCTCACTGATGAGCAACTCACCGCCCTCGTAGTGGCGGTGTGCGCTGCCGCTGCCGTGAGCAAGCCTATCCAGGACCGTCTTGCGACCTCTATCCCCAAGTTCCTTAACGAACAAGGGGGTAGGAGTGTTGTTGGTCTTGCTGCCACTGGTGTCGTGGCTGCTGTTATCTTCTATATTACCAAGGATTACATCGTCAAGCCTTGATTTTCCCAACCCATATTACTGTAGATAGAAGTATCTATACCCGCAAAATAGGTTATAAGGGCACCAGCTGTGAATGTCCCCACTAGCAAGGCACTCATTTTAAGTTTCTTGCTATTGTCAACAGTTGAATCCTCAATCGCCTCTTTCGTATCACCAAACACCTTGTTTAGGATAAATGTGAGTATAAAAGCAATCACCGTGGACGCCATGAAAAATACGCGGTCCACAGCGAGTCGTGGAATGCTACCGACAGCTAGACGAAGCATATTGGGAATGACGATGGTCATCCAAGTGATATTTACGAGATAGTTTTTAGATAGGTTTGGCACTATAGACATTGCATATAAACCCACCCAGTACGCAATAGCCATGAGTAGAACACTCACAGGTGTCTTCATTTAATTTACAATGAGATTATTTATCCTGAACATGCTCACCACAGAACTCCGTCTTATTGGGAATTTTTTCATATATACCAAGTCCCACACAAATGTCCCGAAGTTCTATGTAGTTGTTCCAAAACGCATCTGAGTGGCTATATTCCTTCACGGTGCAGTGTGCCAGTTCGTGAATCAGGACGTGGAAGATCTCATTCGCTTCACCATCCAAGCACACAGCTATCTCTCCACCCTTGTTCGTGTTGTAACCCACCCCATCTTTCATACGTAAGATACCGGTGATTGGGACATACCGTGTCAACATGTGAAACTTTTCATTGTTCGTTTCAGCTAGGTGTTCCCTGAGGATGCGATACTTCTCCTTGATTTCTATCAATCGCTGGGGTTCTTGGGTCTTGTGAAGTATTAAGAGGTTTATGACGAAAAGTATGAGAAAGGCTATCATCTATTATAGACAAAGATAAATTTACTATAGAGTTCTGAAATTGAATTTCCTCTGAGACCCTCCCAAAGTTGCAGGCTAAATCCCAAGTCTTCTAATTGTGTCACGAGATGATCTTTGTATGCTACTGGTTCAGCCTTCGGTCCATCTGCATAGTAGGGTGTATCTGTGAGGTGTACAAACAACTTCTCACCAAACCCACCATTTCCGGGCTCCTTTAGTTTGAAAAAATTACCCATATCATCGATTAGGGGTGTCTTGAATATGATTTTCTCCGAGTCTGGAATGATACCGATAAGATACCCACCAGGTTTCATACGCTTCTTGATTTCTTTGATGGAACTCATAAAGAGGGACTTTGAAGCAAATATATAATGTAGTGAAAAGTTGAAACACACTATATCAAACTTTCTATTTGGACAGTCATGAATATCACCTGCATAAAAGTTAACACGCATGTGCATATTTTTTGCGCGCGCACGAGCCTCTTCTAGGGCTGATGGCTCTGGGTCACACATGTTTATATTGACCCCACACTTATGCCATTTTTGAAGATCTCCACCAAAACCACAACCCACATCGAGAATATGCTGTCCCTTTTGGGATACATACTGGATAAGATTTCTCTTTGCTTCGTTGTGATTCTTCCGAATCTCTTCCATCTGTACAGAAGAGCTTAAAACTTTAATTTCAAATTAAGATATGAAGCCGTTCATTAAATGGGTTGGTGGTAAAACTCAAATTATTGAGGATGTCTTAGGTTCATTTCCAACAAAAATCAAGGATTATCATGAAGTTTTCGTGGGTGGTGGGAGCGTTCTTCTCTCTGTGTTGTCGAGGGGTTTGGTAAGTGGTAAAATATGTGCATACGACCTTAACGGTTCACTCATCGCACTCTACAAAAATATACAATCTCAACCACAAAATGTTCATGGTCATCTTAAAACCTTGTATGAGGAATATGAAAATTGTAAAGGTGTGGAGGTTAACCGTAAACCTGAAACCCTAGAAGAAGCCATGAAATCAAAAGAGAATTATTACTATTGGATTCGAAAGAAATTCAATACCGAAAAGGAAGAAACACCTAAACGGTCAGCAACTTTTATATTTTTAAACAAAATGTGTTTCCGTGGTGTATACCGAGAGGGACCCAATGGGTTCAATGTACCCTATGGACACTATAAGAAGACACCTGCAATGATTACAGTAAGTGAACTGACCCAAGTGAGCAAACTCATAAAGGATGTACACTTCAAACAATGCGATTTTAGGGAA